ACTCCTTATGATATGATAAGTGAACTACTTAAGTCTATGGGTGGCACTTTGTGGTATGCTCAAGGTAAGTGGAGAGTTAAACCTGCTTACTGGACTGACACAGTAATGGATCTAAATGAAGACGACCTTAGATCAGGTATATCTGTTAGTACTAGACACTCTAGAAGAGATAACTTCAATGTTATTAAAGGCACGTTTAGAGGTGAAGAAAGTAATTGGCAAGTAACAGACTACCCACAAGTAACAGACAATGTATATCTAGTTGCTGATGGAGGTCAGGAATCTGTAGCTGATGTAGACCTATCTTTTACTGACAACTTTGTAGAAGCTAGAAGGTTAGGTCTAATTTCCTTGGAGCGTAATAGACAACAGCTTACAGTTAACGCTAGTTTTGGTCTTAGGGCTTTAGCCTTACAGGTAGGCGACAATGTAAGAATAACTAACACTAGGTTTGGTTGGGATAACAAAGAGTTTGAGGTTATACAATGGTCTTTTGGTCTTGTTGATAATCTTGACTTACAGATACAAATGACCTTACGTGAGACTGCTGAGAGTGTCTTTGACGAAGTATCTGATGGTGCTGTGTACGAGAAAGATAATACAACACTTACTTCTCCATTCTTCGTTCCCTCGGTAGGTATAGCTACAAGTGTAGAAGCTAAGGTATTTGCAGAGAAGTTAGTTAACGAGCTTACTATAATAATAACTTCAGGTTCACCTGAAAGTATTGATAAAGTACAAGTACAATATAGAAACAGAGTAGATGCAGGTGATGATACTAAGTGGTTAAACGTATCGGATGGTCCACTAGGTAACTTTATTATCATAGATCTTGAGAAAGGTTTTTATGAGGTTAGAGCTAGGGCTGTTAATACTTTTGGTAATATAGGCGAGTACGAGTATCTGTTTAATATAGAGGTTGATGCCTTATCAGCACCACCAGCAGATGTAACTAACTTTGGACACGAACTGTCTGGAGGAACACTATTCTTAGATTGGACTGGTGTACCAGATCTAGACTTATCTTACTATCAAGTTAAACACAACCCTGCACTTACAGGTGGTAATTGGGGTAACTCTAGTATCGTCTTAAATAAGATAGCTCGACCAGCTACTAATGCTACCTTACCTGCTAGAGCTGGAACATTTACTATTAAGGCGTTTGATAAAAACCTTAATCAAAGTGTTAATGCCGCTAGTTTAGTTGTTTTACCTACTGAGTTACCCTCACTAGATGTTACTCAGACTCTTACTGAACAACCTGCATTTGGAGGAACTAAAACTAACTGTATTGTAGTATCAAATCAACTTGAGATTGATGACACAAGTGCTAGTTCCCCTACTGCTACTTACTTGATGCAAGAAACAGCTAACTACTTAGACGCTGGATCACTCAAGAACGCTAGAGCAACAGGTGAAGTTACATTTGAAAGACTTTATGATAATGGCACTTTACTATGGGATGCTATACCTCAGAACTGGAATACGTGGCCTGATAACTTTGATACGTGGACAGATGAAAATGCGGCGTTTGGGGACGTTAATGTATTAGTATATGTGAGAGCAACACCCGACGACCCTGCTGGAACTCCTACTTGGGGAGCTTGGTCTTTAGCTAATGGTGCTACTGTTGTTGGTAGAGCTTTTGAATATAAAGCTGAACTAACCAGTACAAACACTAACTTTACACCAAGTATAATTACTTTAATAGGAAAGATTGAATACTAATGAGCCAACATGATTTAAACATTGCTAATCAAACAGCCGCTAATGCTAGGGCTGATATAAATAGTGCCTTACAGGCTTTAGGTAGTAACAATAGTGGATCTTCTGCTCCTACTACTACGTATGCTAATATGCACTGGTATGATACTTCTTCTAATACATTAAAGCAAAGGTCTGAAGCTGACGATGCTTGGATTAGTATTGGTTACTTCGATCAAACGTCTAATTCTTTTAAAGTATTTGATGATACGATGGTAGTAAATACTTCTGGTACACAGACAGGTATAATAGGAGATCAAGCAAACTCTGTATGGCAAGCTGGTACAGGTAATACAGAAAGTCTTGTTTCCCCTGCTAAAGTTAAGTCTGCTATAGAGGCGTTAACTCCTGCGCCCCCATTGTCTATTATTGCATATGCTAGAGTAGATAATGCCTCAGTTAACCCATTAAGTACAACATTTGATTCAGGGTTTGCAACTATGGTTAGAACAGGAACTGGTAACTACACGTTCACTTTTTCAAGTGCTAGAAGTTCTATTGACTACATGGTCTTCTGTCAAGCCGCATCTGAAACAATCTCAAGAACGCAAGCTGTAAATACACAAAGCACATCGGGCTTTAATGTTGATACAAGAGTTATATCTAGTGGTGGTACTACCGACGTTGACTTCAATGTAATTGTATATGCACTATGAGTAATAACAACCCAGTGACAGACTGGCACTTATCTAAGACTGTACCTATTGGTTTAATTGTAGGTCTTATTACACAAGGCGCGGCTATAGTATGGACTGTATCTATGATGATGTCAGATATAGAAAACAACAGAGAAGACCTTATAGAACTGCAAGCTAGAGTACAAGCTACAGAAAGGTCTACTCAACAACAAGCTATATCTATGGCTCGTATAGATGAGAATATAAAAGCTATAAGAGAGACCATAGAACGGATGGCGAGAAAGAATAGTGAATAAAACTTTAATCATCATCGTTATGTTACTAACGGGTTGCTCCTCAACAGTGATCCAGTACCCTTCTGTATGTACTAACAATGAACCCAACTGTCAGAGAAACTTAAATGCACAAACACTTGCTATTATCGGGAAAGAAAAAGCGGCTATACAACTTATGTGTGTGGACGATAGTATTGCAGATATTCTTGGTGACGAATGTATTAGGAAATGATGTTACTGGAGACTTTAATAATAACTACGATGGAAGCACTGTAGATAGTAACAACGCTAGTAATAGCACCACTAATAACTACAATGCTACTGGAGCAGGGGATCAAGCTCCTGTTATGTCTTCTATAGCTCCTACAGTTATGGGCGGTGGTGGATCTGATTCTTGCTTACTACCTACTACTACAGGTATACAGATAACTATGTTTGGTTTGTCTAGTGGTACTATGGAGCAAGACCCTTACTGCAACAGAAGAAAGAACGCTAGACTGCTTGGCGCACCTCAACAGGTTGGTGGATTAGGTTTACAGATATCAGGTATAAGTATTTTGTGTGCATCTCCAGAAGTTTTTAAGGCTATGGTTTTAGCAAATACACCTTGTCCTGTAAATGACTTTAATACTGGTAAGCTGTTAATGGGTAAAAGTGCATTACTTAAATACAGAGAAAACCCTTCTGTCTATGTAGTAGGGTACGAAGAAGATAAAATATTTTGGGACACCTTGTTAAAGGTAGGAGAGGAACTACAAACAAATGAAGAACAAACTGATAAAAGCAATGTTAGCAAGCTCAGTCTTAGTGACCGCTTCAGGACAAGCAAACGCACAGACAGGAGAAGAGAAACTACAAGCTCTAGTAGATAGTATAGAAGTAATTGATAACAGACTACAGTTGTCAATCCAGTTAGGTATTGGTGCTACAGGATACGCTGAGGTAGGTGGTGTTATAGAAGATGGCTCAATGAACGATGGATATATTTCCACTGCTATGCTTTCGGCTTACTTAGATGCAGTAGATCAGGTAATGGAACATGATTACGCTACAGCTACGACTGCTGAACAACTGTTTGTACAAGAACATGTAGCGGCTATGAATAACTTAGCTCTAGCAGTAGATACTCTTAGTGATGCTACGTCAGTATTAATGACAGCCACAAGTGTAGCTCAGGTAGCCTCTGAAGCTGATACAGCACCAGAACAAGTCGCATTACAAGAAATGCTTGCTACAGATGAGTACTCTATAGATAATGCTGAGGTTGCTACTTATAATACAGCAGTTGAAAATGTCGAAACCTATGCACAACAAGCAGGTGCTTTCATGGCGGCGGCTAACAACGACAGCTTAACAGCTAGTATAGATAGTTATGCGGCACAGAATAGTATAGTTATAGGTAACTACTCTGCTTTAACTTACACACAGAGTGTAGATGAGTTTGTTATTACTTGGGACAACTATGGTAATGCTACAGGTTGGAATGGCTATTTAACAGATGATATGAAAGACGCTGATGACATCTATGGTGCGGCTACATATATAATACAACATGGATCTCTAGCTAATAGCGACCCACAACCATGATAGAAGAGTCAGAAGTAAAAGTAGGTGGCTTTACATTTAAGGGTTGGTACATTGCGGCGGCTCTACCCATTCTCTCGGCACTTAGTGGGGGTATATACTACGGTTACGATACAGTACAGCGTTTCTACGATGTAGAGACAGGAATTGAATTAGTAATAACTGAAACTGATATGTTTAATGTCAGGGCTTCAGAGTTTAACTCCCGAATACAAGCACTAGAACAGGCGGTGGCAGATAATGACGTTAGAGGTCTTAACACAAGGTTATCGACGATTAGCACACAAATGCAAACAATACTGGAACAACAGAAAGAACTTTTGGATCTACGCTCGCAAGTTGAGAGATCGACTGGCATTACCGATACGTTGGGTGATAAGTTGGATTTATATCAAACGGAGATAGAGGATATATGGAAAGCGTATGACTCTCTAGTAGACAACCCTCTAAATTAAGGAGTACAATATGTCAGAGTTTGAAAAAGCAGATAAAGATGGTAACGGCTCAGTAGATAAGTCTGAGTGGGATGCTTTACTATTAGACGACAAAAGGATGCAGATAGAAGATGAGAACTCTAAGAGAGATCAACAGCGTAAGATGGTCTGGTTCTCTTTAGCAGGGTTACTACTTTATCCTGTTATGATTATTATATGTAATATACTAGGGCAAGAGGTTGCGGCAAATAACTTGACTGCTATTGCTCCTACATACTGTATAGCAGTTGTTGGTATAGTTACAGCCTTCTTTGGTTTTACTAATATTAAGAAGAAGGATGATTACTAATGCTAGGATTAAACTTAATAGGTCAGGTAGCTAATTTAGCTGGTACTGTGATAGAAGGTAAGACTGCTGTAAAGAAAGCAGAAGCTGAAACTAAGATGAAGATGGCTACAGGTGAGATAGACTGGGACATAGCCGCTATGAAGGCTACAGAGAATAGCTGGAAAGATGAGTGGATAACTCTACTCTTTTCGATTCCATTAATTCTAGCGTTCTGTGGTGACTGGGGTAATCAAATCGTACAGGATGGGTTTGCCGCTTTATCTAACATGCCAAGCTGGTATCAATATTCACTTGGTGGTATTGTAAGTGCTAGTATTGGTATGCGTGGTGTAAGTAAATACTTTGGAAAGAAATAAGCATGAAGAATAACTTTGATAAATGCCTACATATGTTACTTGAACACGAAGGTGGTTATGTAAATAATAAACACGATAAAGGTGGTATGACTAACTTAGGTGTCACTAAGAGAGTGTACGATAAATGGATTGGCAGAGAGTCTACTGAACAAGAAATGAGAGACTTAACTCCAGATGATGTAGCTCCTATCTACAAGAAAAACTACTGGAATCGAGTTAAAGGCGATTTGCTTCCATCTGGCTTAGACTGGGCCTGTTTCGACTGGGCTGTGAATTCGGGCAGTGGTAGACCTGCTAAAGCTGTACAACGTGCTGTAGGTGCTACTCAAGACGGAGCTATAGGTAATCAGACCCTTGGACTGATAGCTGAGAAAGATCCTAAGTTTATCATAGACTACGTGTACACAGTGAGGCAAGCGTTCTATGAGAGCTTAGATGACTACAAACATTTTGGTAGAGGATGGAGTAGAAGGAACACTGAGACACTACATCAAGCTATGAAAATGGTAGAAGAATAAACAAAAGAAAAGCCGTAGGTATCCACTCAAGGACGCCTACGGCTTTTTTGATTCTATATTTCCACTACAGGGGTTATTTAACACCTACTGCATCCATAGTAATTGCTAGACCTTCAAATAAAGTTTTTATATCTTGATTTAGCTTAGATATCATCCACACCAAGTAAACAGAGAGAGCTAGATTACCTAGTAGTATTCCTTCGTTTATTGTCATTTATGTTTCTCCGCTAATGCTTCATTCATACGCTTAAGATACCACTCTGCCTTCTTCATATCTTCTACAGGGTTAGCTTTATATCTATATCTATGTTGATACTTAATCATGTTACCATGACAGTAAGATATAAAACCATCTATACCTAACACTTGTCTAATATAGTCAATACATTCAACCCCTTCTTGGTTGTAGTGAGCAGGTTTGTTAACTGGGTCGAAGCCCATCTCTTGTTGTTGTTTTTCTAAATTCCACTTAGCCATTTTTACTTAAGTATTCCCTTAGTTCTGTATAGCCCCCAAGGTGAGTGCCATCTGGTTTAAATATTTGTGGTACTGTAGTATAACCTGACTTACGCATTAAAGTCAATAACCACTTACTACTTGGAGACTGAACATTGTATATTGTTACCTGACTACCTGCGACACCCCTTAGTAGTTGTAAAGAGGCATCACAGAAGTTACATTGGTTTCTAGTTATTACTATCCACATTAAACGAGATCTACAATCTCAC